CCTCCAGGTAGTCGGCCAGGTCTTTGAAGTAGGCCAGCACCGGGGCGAAAATGGGCACCCCGCGGCTCTGGCCGGGGCGCTTGACCGGGTAGACGTGCAGGATCTTGGGGCGGCCCCGGTTGTCGCGCGCGGCGATCTCGCTGTACTCCAGCGTGGCGCCGGCCGGCAGGTCTGGCTTGCGGATGTAATAGCCCAGCGGCTCGCCGCGGGCGCCGTAGCGGATGCCGTTGCGCACGCTGCGGTTGGTGGTCAGCGCCACCGGAGTGACCAGGCGGTCGGACTCGATCAGCTCCAAACAGCGCCCGTAGGGGCGCCAGGACTCATTGGCCCAGGTCGGGATGGCGATGGTCTCGCCGTCCTCGCAGATCTTGCGCAGCGCGATGAACTGGATCTCGTCGAAATCGAGCGTGTTGCCGGCGTCGGCGAGCGGCTTCCAGCGGTCGAAGGCCGCCTCGGCCTGGCGCTGCAGCTCGTCCGCGCGCGCCTCGCTGATGCCGATGGTCTGGGCGTCGATGCGGCTCTGCGGCTTGAGCCCGGACCCGACGATATTGACGGCGTAGGTGTCGGTGGCGCCGGATGCCACGGGGTCGTTGCGGTTGGCGTCGCGCGAGCGGTTGCGCAGGAGCTGCAGCTCGGATAGCGCCGGGGTGGGCGACTCGGGGCCGAACGAAATCCAGTCGTTGCGCAGCCGGGTGATCTCGGCCGCGCGGTACATGCTGCCGGCCAGCGCCAGCTGGGTGCGCGCGCGGATGCGCTTCACCGCCCAGGCGGGGGCGATGGCGGCGATGCCGCGCTCGATCAGCGTCTGGCGCGGAATGCTGGCGGCGACCCGCTGGGCCTCGATCGGGCTCATCACACCGGCCTCCCGAACTGCACCTTGTTGGCGAACCCGCCCTCGGCGCCGGAGGCCTGCTCCTCGTAGTAGCGCTTGAGCAGGACCTCCTCGCGCGCGTGGAGCGCCTCCAGCCGCGCGCGGACAACCGTTCCGTGCGGGCCGGACAGCTCCTGGGACGTCAGGCAGGCCGTGATCGCGGACTGCACTTCCTCAAGCTGTTCAAGGGTGGTTTTGACGGCCATAAAAAAAACCCAAGCTATAGGTGGCTTTTTTGCTGCCTACACCATAGCTTGGGTTTTTTAGTGTTTTTGGAACGGATACGGAAAAAAACGGAACAGCTACGGATAAACCATGAACAAAATCGTTGACATCATTCCGCGTCCTCGGGAATCCCGCCCGACGTCCGCAGGGTAATTTGCTTGAAAAACAGGTCGATGTTGTCCGTGTGGGCGTACCAGCGGTTGTGGATCACCCGCGCCGGCATGCCCATTTTGATGAAATCATAGAACGCCGGCGCCCCGATGGACAAATACTCCATGATGCGCTGCTTTCCGATCAAGAGCTTGCCGTGGCCGTTGTTGTGCACCGCCGTTAGCCCAGCGCCCGCATGATGCGCACCAGCTCGGGCGTGGTTTTTAGATAATTCTGCCAGGCGCGCTCGATCTCCTGGTCGATGGCCATGCCGCCCATGCGCACCATCCACTCCTTGCGCAAAAGCCCCAGCGCTTCCAGAAGCAGCTCGCGCCATTCGTTTTCGTCCATCACCGCCTCCTGATCCACGACGTCGCCCCCGCCTGCGGCGCGCGCTGTATCCATGGGGCCGGCGCCGGGATCGGCGGGCGCTCTGCGGCCGGATCGCTTTTTTTAGGCTCGGGCCGCGGCCAGAACCTGACCCCCATGAAGTCCGCCGCCGCCAGGTTCAGCACCGAGCAGTCCCAGGCGTGGTTCGCGCGGTTCTTGGGATTTATCCACATCCCGGTCTTGTCGTCGATGACCTCGGCCGTCATCTGCCGCGCCCACTCCTCGCTGCACTCGGCGCACATGCGCCACGCGCCCGGATCGACCGGCAGCACCTGCAGCCGCCCGTCGAGCGCGTCCTTGTACTGGTTCACGTTGAGGTTGAGCAGCTTGACCCCGCCGGGGATGGCTTTCGTGGTGCCGGGATAGACGTCGATCTTGCCCACCGTGTGCATGCCGCTCATGCGGCCCTGGCCCTTGGCCGCCATCACCGGCGCCGGATGCGGCGTGCGGCAGTAGTCGTAGACCTCGGCCGTGCGGTGGCCGCCGGAGTCGATCAGCGCGAACTTGAGCGCGTGGCGCACCCCGTCGGCGTCCTTGTACTCGGAGCCGAACAGCACCTGCTCGAGCGCGGCGAAGCTCTCGACGAACCCGAAGCGCACCTGCCAGGAGTCCGCCTGCTGGCCCCAGCCCCAGGCGCGCACCTCGTACCAGAAGCCGTTGTCCTGGGTGTCGATCCCGGCCGTCAGCGCCGCCACCACGCCCGCCGACGGCACCATCCCCGCCGGCCGCTCGTCGCGCAGCGCCAGGATCGCGTCCTCCTTGCGCGCCTGCTGGTGGATCACCCACGGGGCGGCCTCGTGGTTGTTCTTGAAGTCGCGCAGCTTGGTCTTGTCCCGCAGGCCGCGCAAAAAGGCCGCGGCGGCGTCCGACAGGCTGACGAAATGCGAGACCCAGCTCGGGATATGGAACCCGATCTTGGCCGGGCGCTGGCGGTCGAGGTAGTCCATCAGCTCGCCGCCGTGGTCGCCGTCCGGCTCGTCTCCCACGCGCGCGCGCCAGCAGCCGTGGCGCACGGCCTGGTCGCGCCGGGCGTCGTCCCACAGGCTGCCGCAGTGGCGGCACTCGTAGCGCGCGCGGCGCTGCTGCTCGACTTCCTCGGCGTCGCGGCTGTCGCCCCACTTGATCTGGCCGAACACCATGACCTGCTCGCGCCGGCAGTCCGGGCAGACCGCCACCCAGTCGAACACCGCCTGGGCCTCATGCCGCATGGCCTGCGTGATCGGGCCGGCCTCGATGGTCGGGGTCGAGCCCTTGACGATCTTGCGCGTGCGCCGGTAGGTGATGGTGCGCTTGGTGCCGAGCGATATCGGGTCCGCCTCGCGCTGGTTGGAAAAATCGGGGTATTTGTCGATCTCGTCGAAGAACACCATGCGGATCGGCTTGTTGGCGAGCCGCGCGGCCGAGCGCGCCCAAGCCATGTAGATCGGCATGTGGGTGAGATTGATGCGCAGCCCGGACAGGTCGTCCCGGCTGCCGGTGAGGTAGCGCGACAGGCGGGTGGAGCTGGAGAACATCGGCTGGATGCGATCGCGCGAGTTGTCCCGCGCCGTGATCTCGTCCGGCATGACCACCAGCACCGGGCCGGGGTCACAGTCCGCCGCGTAGCCGATGCAGTTGTAAATCGCCTCGGTCATGCCGGTCTGCGGCGCCTTGCAGCAGATCACGCACTCGACCGCCGGATGCCAGATCGCGTCCATGATGCCGACCAAATACGGCGTGACATGGTTCTTCCACGGCCCCGGCAGCGATGACATGGTGAGCACCCGGTGCTCCTCGCACCACACCGAGGGGAGCACCTTGCGGCGCAGTCTGAGCATTTTACGCGGGCCGAACGCTAACCGGAACCGCAAAACATTGCCAGGCTCGATTCCCGGTATGAAGCCGGTTGGCAGGTCGGCGGCTGCGTTGTTAAGCGCTGGCTGCAATAGACACCACTTCGAGCTCTTCCTGGCGCCCTATCTCGTCAAGCTCGGCCAGGATATATTCTGTCAAAATGTCGGCGAGTGCTTGCTGGCCCTTTTTGACACCAACTTCCAGTATTTCGGCAGACCTAATTTGCGCCATGTGGAGCAGTTTGTGCTTAATTACAGCAATAACCCCTGCAATTTTCTGGTCGCTTTCGATTGCAGGTACTAAATCCCCCTGTTTTTCAGCTATTTCTATTTGCATCCGCTGTATTTTTGTCTGCAGCAGCTTGTACTCGGCCTCGCTGCGCTTCATGGCGATGCGGTCGAGGTGGCCGCCGGAGACCTCGGCCACCCGCTTGAGCCGCGCCCGCTTGGCGTATTTTTCGACTTCCTCGATCGTGACCGTGCCGCCCGATAAAAGCCCGTCCTTGACGTCATCGTACACCTTCTGCCGTCCGACCTTCCACCCGGCCCGGCGCAGGTATTTGGCGACTTCATGCGTGTTTTTGAAAATTTCGGGCGTTTCGGTCACCGCGCAGCCTCGCCCGAAACGATGTTGCCGCCGTTGATGATCTCCGCTCCGTGGTGCAGCAGGTACTCCAGCACCTCGCAGTCCTGAAAAACCAGATGGCTGATGCGCTTGGCCGTGTCCCAGTTTTTGGCCTTCCAGTTTTGGTTCTCGCGGATGTGCACGCGCGATCCGTCCGGCGCCACGCGGATCTCGACCGGATGCCTGCGCAGCAGTCCGGCGAGCTCCTCCAGGGCTGAAATCGTCGGCGCAGCGGCCCCAGTCTGCCCGCCCTGCACCGTGACGGCCTGCTCGTCGGCGGTATGCGCACTTCCGCCTTCGGTCGTCGCCGCCTTGCCATCGTCTGCTTCAGCCTTCAGCCTTCCGCCTTCAGCCTTCACCCCGCACTCCGCCGCCCGCCCGGTGACTAACCCTCTCGGGGATGGTCCCAAAACAAACCCCCTCGGCAGGCCGGCCTCGATCCACTGGCGGATGTCCACCCCGGCCGCAAACGCCTCGCCGGGGTCCTTGCCGATCGGGACCGGCCAGCGCTTGGATCTCGGCAGCGCGTCCCGCCACCAGCGCATGGCCTCGGCGCCCGCGCGATCCGCGTCGAGCGCCACCAGCACGACGGCGCAATCGGCCAGCGCCGCCTGCAGCTCGCGCCCGGGCTTGGCGGTGCACGACCCGAGCGCCACCACCGCGGCCAGGTCGGACGCGATCCCGGCCAGCATGACGGCGTCGAGCTCGCTCTCGACGATCACAGCCGACCGCGCCGGCAGGCCGTGCGCCATGCAGACCATCGAGGACCCCGGCAGAACGTAGTAGCGCGGCTCGCGCTCCTACCAGCGGCGGATGCGGATGCGGACTATATTGCCGTCTGGCAATATCATCGGGATCACCAGGCCGGACGGAATCCACAATTTTTTGGGCGTGCCGTCGTCCTTGAGCTGCTCCGGCAGGCCCCACAGCGATCTGGCGCGGAAGCGGTCCTCCGAAAGCCACCCCAAACGCATCCCGTAGGCCGTTTTCTTGCTGATTCCGCGCTTTTTGAGCCACTTGAGCGCGAAATCGTTGTATTTAAGCTCGAACTCGGCGTTCTCGACGAGCTTGGCGGCCTTTTCAGTCCAGGTGTCCGACTGCGGCAGGGGCTGTACGTCATTTTTAGCGGTTTCGGCCGGTTTTGACGTACACGCCGAGGCGCCCGGTGGCCGCGGCGTGCTGTAATCGTCCTTCTCGCGCCCGGGGGCCGCCATGCCGAGCGCCTGGAACGCCTCCGCATAGCTCTTGCCGTCGAAATCCACCAAAAACTGCACCACGTCGCCCGATCTGCCGCAAGACCGGCACCAATAGATCCCGATCCGCTCGCTGCGCTTGCTGTCCGTCTTCTCCGGCCAGACGTGGAAGCGGTCGCGGCCGCCGCAGCCCGGGCAAGGACCGGTCCACTCGCCGCCATGGGTGGCCGCGGTGCGCTTGAGCTGCGTTTTTTGGGTCGCCAGGGTCAAAATGTCCATTTTTAAGCCTCTTTTTGTCTGGACGGTTGGACCTTATTTCTCTTATTACAAGGTAAAATATATTTTATTATTTATATTGTGTGGCTATATGGGATAACGCATTTATGGTCCAAACCGTCCAAAGTCCTGTCCTATGCGCTAATCGAAGGCCATCTGGCCGTGGTCGGGCTCGTCGATGACCTCCTCGCAGTTCAAACCGTAATAAATATAGGTCCCGTGCTTCTCGCGCTTGAACCGCTTGGACAGCATCTGGCCGAAGGCCCTCTGGCTGGGCGTCTTTTTGCGGTTTTTGTTGATGCGCAGCACGTACCAGTCCGAAAAATTCTCGTAGAGCTTGCTGGCCGGCGCCTCGCTGTACGGGTCGAGCACGCAGCGCTCATCGATCCAGTCCTGCAGGTAGTCCTCGTCCGCGCGGTAGCGCTGGGTGGCCTCCTTGACGACCGGGGGCGGGTCGAGGCCGACGCGGCGCCACTCCAAGCACCCGCGCACCAGCCAGGCCAGAATGCCGCTCGCCTCCTCCTTGAGCTTGTCAAACAGGTCAAGGTCCGCGCGGCGCTCGAAATCGCGCGCCGGCTCGCGTTTGACGAAGGACAGGCGGAACGGCACCACGCAAACGCGCTCCCAGAAGGCATAGTCGTTGGCCGAGGCGTGCGGCAGGTCGTTGGTGAGCAGGAACAGTTTGTGGGTCGGCATGAACGTGCAGGGGTATTTGTCGTTCGGCCAGCGTCCGGTGAGCTGATCGTTGCCGGTGAGCCACTTGACGCGGCCCATGGAGAAGCGGCGGTTCTCGTCCGCCTCGGCAGCGACGGCGATCCGCACGCCCTTGAGCGCCATGATGTCCGGCGACGGCGCCGCGGCGCTGCGACTGCGGCCCTGGTCGAGCAGCATCTCCACGGGCACCGGCGAGACGATCTCGCCCAGGACGTGTGCGAGCACGTCGAAAATGAGGCTTTTGCCGTTGCGGCCGATGCCCTGGAATATCGGCAGCACGTGCTCGGTGGTGAGCCCGGTGATCGAGTAGCCCAGCAGGCGGTACAGGAAGCCGATGACGTCCTCGCGGCTTTCAAATATCTCCGAGATGGTGCGCTCCCATAGCGGC